GGTGCTCATTTTTTCAATATCAACGTCACGAGGCCGGTACCATCCGGTTGCGGCGTGTCAATCTTGTAGGTAACGCCGTTTATCAGCAGTGTCTGCCCGGCGGCAACACCAGGGAAATCAGCCGCTTTGCCAGTGACTATTGGCAATAGAGCAGCCATGCCGATCCCTTCNNCNTAGGCGTTATCGAAAATCACCGGGACTGTCGTTGTGCCNTTCCATAGCGCCGAAACCGCGAATTCATCGGTATCGAAAAAAGGCGACAAGTCCTCGGTGAATGCCATGGGTTACTCCTGCGTTTCCTGGCTACCGTCCTCCTCTGACGGCTCTTCCTTGTCGGCAGCGTTTTTATTGGCAGCCTTTTTATCGGCACTCACAAGGATTTCCGCCATCGATTTCGGCAAGTCGCCTTCATAACCGATTTTTTCACCGACCTTGAACTCGACGGGTCCAACAACTTCGTAAAGGGGCCTTTTTCCTTTGACCGGCTTGAGGTTATGCAGGCGTGCTGCCGCCTGCTCCTTACTCAATTCCAGGACACCTGTGCTGATCCGGCAGACCCGGCCTGTCACCTCATAGTTGGTAGTCATGGCTCCCCTCCTTAAACGAGCTGATTCAGTACAGCGCCTTGCCAGCGGCCATAACCGACATTGCGCCAGGTGTCGATACCGAACTGCACGGCATCGTTATCAAAGGCGAATTCGGAGTTTTCATCCTTGACCTTCAGCCCAGGCTCGGTTTCTTCCTGGCGGATGAATGGCTTGATGCTGCCATCAGTGCGAATCGTTACGAACTTGTCAGTCCAGCCGGATGCCGTCAGGCGTGGGTTGATCGCCAGACCAAGGTTGAAATTGTCGATAGCGAAGGTAGAAGCGGCAGCGGCGCGCACCATTGAAAGTGCAGCCAGCGCAGCCTGAGACAGGCCGACCGGAACCACAACCAGGAAGCTGGAGGCGGTTTCGTTCAGCGGCTCACCCTTGTCGTCGACAAACGTGTACATCTTCGACACGGATGCCAGAATCGCCTGCTGCATTTCTTCCGGGCTTGGCGCAGTTGCGGAACCATGCACGGTAGCCGGCAGTGCGCTGATGTCGGTGGTGANGTCGTTGCTCTGCGCGCCGCTTGAGCCTTCTGCGTGGTCGGTATCGAAGAAATACTGACCGTCGTAACAGACAGTGCTTTCACCGTTTACCAGCAACAAGGACAACAGCCTTGCCCAGTGCGTACTGCCGCGCTCCGCGAGCTCACTGATGCGGGCGCGGATCTGGGCTGTCTTGTCGCGGCGCATATCTTTCAGTGCGATCTCGATCGTCGCCTCGAAATGCTTGTTTTCGATGGTGACGCCGTTTTCCAGAAAGCCGCGTGCATTGCGGCCGCCGACCCACTCACGCAGAGCAGGCACCTGGTCGAGCCACGGGTAGGTCTCGCTCGCCTGGTCGGAGTTGAAATAGTTGGACGCCTGGTCGATCCATGCGGCACCAGGGTTTGCCTGCAGCGCCTCGTAGTACATGCCGATGACGGCGCGGGATGTGATTAAATCCATGATCTTGTCTCCTGATTAAGCGTGGGTGTGACCGACCAGCGCCAAACCAGCCAGCGCAGAATCGAATTCGACGACAGCGACGCCGGTGGAAACCCAGCGACTTACGAAGCCGATATGGCTGTTAGTGGAAGCGGTCAGAGTGAAGGTGTCGTCATCGGACGCGTAAACCGCAGGGCGGTCGTTCGCGGTGATGGCGATGCCGGAGATCGCAAGCTGTACGCGGCCGCGTGTGCGAACGCGCACGCTTTTGTCGCCTGCCGAACCTGCAGCGTTATCGACTTTTTCCAGGGCGAATCCGAGGAAACGGTCGCCAGCGGCCAGCGGACGGGCATAACCACTGCCGTTTTCGCCAACTGCTGCGCCTTCGTAAATGATATCGGTGGCNATTACCGGGTAATCTTCCAGCTCACCTAACTGAAACGGGCGAGCGACGTTTNCGGCTAAAGTCGTCATGGTTTACTCCTTGCTGGTCTTAAGCACCTTGACCTTGCCGGAAGCGTTGGCTTCGGCAAATGCAAGGTAGGTTTTGAAATCACCGAACTCGGCACGCAGTCCGGCGTTCTTGTCCCAGTCGGCCTGCGCACGCTGCTCGACTGTCGCGTCTGCGTTTGCGCCGGCATCATCTTCAGGCGCTGCAGCGGCAGGAACAGCAGCCGGCAGATCCGCAATGATGTTTTGCTGACGGCCGGCATTGGCTGCACGCTCTGCACTCAGCACCTGCACGGCGGCTTCTGCGCCGCTGGTCTTGCCGTCAAACTTAAGGGTGGTGATCAGGCTTTCGTGGCCAGGCAATGCCTGCGCCTCCACGTCCTGAATTCTTTGGCGTTCTGCTGCAGCTCCGGCATCGAAGCCGGCAACGCGGCCTTCCTCTACCAGAGCAGCACACAGGTCTGGGTGCGCTGCGCGCAATTCTTCCAGATTCATGGCTTTCACTCCTTTGGTTGAAATTTGGGATGCTGTCTCGTCTTGTTGCACGCCGGACAGCCCGGCATTGTTTTCGTTGGCAGCCGCCTTGATACCAGACGGCAGTGAATAGGCACGGGCAGACCGCCTGGATGAAAGCTCCTCAATCAGGCGGTCGGTGGTAGATACGCGGTCCGCAAGCCCGGCACGGACGGCATTATCACCACGGTAAACATCTGCTTCGGTCGCGCGCACCGCTTCGGCGGAAATGCCGCGATTTCTGACCACGGCATCAACGAACATTTCGTAGAGGCTGTCGATTTCGTCCTGTAGACTGGCGCGGACATCAGCCGGCAATGGCGCGAATGGGTGGCCGTCGATCTTGTGCGCGCCGGCGAATATATGGGTGACCTGCACGCCTTCGTTCGCCATTGCGCGCGAATAATCGACATGCCGCATCACCACGCCGATCGAGCCTGCATATCCTGTCTGACTTACGACCAGCTCATCTGCTGCGCTGCCGGCAAGATAGGCAGCAGAGGCTGCCATACTGTCGGCGATGGAGATCATGGGTTTTTTACCGCGCATTTCGCGTAAGCGTTCTGCGTGCTCGAATGCGCCGCTGACTTCACCGCCAGGGCTGTCATAGACCCGCAGGATGGCGTGCACGTCCGGATTTTCCATCGCGTGCTCGATGTCAGCGGTGATGTCGTTGTAACCCAGNAGGAAGCTGGACATCGTTTCCATGCGAGAACGATGCACGGTCACGCCGGAAATGTTGATGACAGCGACGCCATCAACTACTTTGTAGCCACGNTCCTCATTTCTTTCACCCTTCCGGGTTGTAAACATCTCGGATGGCAGCTTCGCCAGGTTGNCCGGCTGAATTTTGAAATCAACGGATGACGCGTCAAGCAGACGATTGCCGATACCGCCGATAATGGCATCCAGCTTNTGAGGATGAATCAGCAGCGGCGTGTTGAATACTCTGGCAGCAATGTGTGGATAGCNCATATCCTGCACATTACCGACCTGCCCGTCTCATTTTTAGGGGAAAGTGGGAATTTGTTTTGCCANCAAAAAACCCGCTTTCGCGGGCTTCTTATTCNTCATCTTTTTCAGANACTATTTCCCGGCTNCCTCCGGCGTCTGACAGCAGTCCGGCCTCTTTACGCATTCGCTGTTCTTTTGTCCGCTGGCGGTGCTTGGTTTCNAAATCAACGCCGTCGAACATGACTGACTCGTGATCGAGAGTGCTGATGCCGTTGTGAACGCGTTTTTCTGCCGCTTGCACCTCTTTGAGCGGNTCGATGGCGCCGGGGCCATCGCCAACCCATACCGCCTTGCACCAGGCGGCACGAATGGCAGGGTCTGAGAAGAACCCAGGCGCGACGATGCGCCCGCTGGCGACTGCGTATTCCAGCCATGTTTCATACACTGGCTGACAAAAATACGTTGCCATGAAATCGCGGCGCTTCCTGAAAACGCGCCAGGCATCAAGCAGTGCAGCACGAGCGGCGGAATAACTGCTGTTGAAACTTTTCATTAACACTTCCATTGGCAGCTCAAGCGCCGTCCCGATCTGTTTGAGAATGGCCAGCACAAAGGGGTCGAACTTTTCATTCGGGCGTGACTGGTCTGGCGCGACGACTTCCTCGCCCGGCAGCAGGTTGATGACCTTGCCGGAGTGGCCGATATCCGCCTGCGGCAGCGAGCCATCCCAACTGGCGGCGGCATTCATGTATCCGTTCCTGCCATCATCGTCGAACAAGTCGTTGAACGCTTGCGGGTCCATTTTCACAAACATGGCGTGTACCGCATTGGTGACGGCGGCGGAAAGTTCCGCCTCCGTATAACGGTCCAGCTGCTTCAACGGCTCGATGATGGCGGAAAGATATGGCACACCGCGATGCTGTCCGGGACGGCGGCGCTCGAATAGATGCAGCATGACGCGCCGACCCTCGGCAGTAAACGCTGGGACGTCGATATATTCCAGGCTGCGCGTGCGCAGTGAGCCTGGGTGCGTTTTGCAAACTTTATATTTCACCGGGGCGCCGGCGGTGTTGAGTATCACGCCATCGACCATGCTCTCAGTGTTGCGCTGGTTCGACGGATTCGCCACGCGATCCGCTTCGATCAGCTGTAATGCAAACGGGTAGACCTTGTTGTATTCAGCCTTGACGATGTAAGAGAACACATCGCCGGATTCCAGCATTGAGCGAAACGCCAGATCCTGCAGCCCGTAACCTGTTTGCGTTCTGGTCACATCGCAATCGACAGACCCGTACCACATCTCATATTCACTTTGCGTTTTTTCCTGCCAGGCTGATGCTGCTTCCTCGCTCAAACCAAGCAGCTTGGAATTGATGCGCGGCTGCATGCTGAGACCAGTGCCTATGACATTGGTGACGACGGTATTGATGGCACCGGTTGCGACCGGCGCATTGCGGGCAAGATCGCGCGAACGGGCGCGCAATGTCGGCAGATCAAAACTGATGTCACCATCCGCATCGCCGGCACCTGGATTGAAATTCTGCAAGGCTGGACGCGATCGCGAGCCTCCGATATATCCGCCCGTCATCGCCATGGTCACCCGCGCACGATGACGACTTAAAGCCCATTGTGGAGACACCGCCTTAATGGCGCGCTCGAACAGGTTGCCTGCTTGCTTCACTTTTTTACGCGCCATCACCGGGGCCTCGCTACAACGACACGGCCGCGCCCGGCGGCGGCTGAACCAAGTTCCTTCGCGCGGCGATCCCATATTTCAATGCCGGTTTGGATTTCCTTGAGATTCGCCCGCGAAAGCGTGCGCCCCGCGATTGTGTAGGATTGCTTGGAAAGCACAGCCGCCTCCGCGTTCAGGTATTCCTGCAGACGGGCCTCGGCCTGCGCCAGTGTAATTCCTGCCATTATTCGGACTCCTTCATTCGCTCACCATACTGGTGCGGCTGTCTCATTTTTAGGGGAAAGTGGGAATTCATTTCTTTTTAAGCAGCCTGTACATCGTCGACNGGCTCACGCCGTAGCGGCNCGCGGCCTCTAATGGGCGCCCGGTCTTTTTCGCNTCATCCAGCGCCGCCTTTTTNTTGCGTTCGCGCATCGGCGTCCGCTGGATATATACTTCATCACCGCCGTATTCCTGCCTTACCTGGCGTTCGATCTCCAGCGCCATNGATTCGTCAAAACTCCCTCCTGCGCGCCTGGAAAGCTCCAGAACCTGCTCCAGGATAAACACAACAAGGTCCTTGTCCATCAGCGCCTCTTGCCGCCGAATCTGTTGAACTTGCCCAGATTGATCTTGCCGCCGATATTCACGGATTCCTGTTCGTCATGTTTTTTCTGCACCACATCCGCCGTCTGCTCCACCGCTTCCACGTCCTGCGGTTCGATCATCGCGCGCCTGCGCTCCCAGTCGCTCTTGCGCCATTTGTGCAGGTAGAGTTCCGGATGGTGGCTGGCGGCAATGCTGAGAATCCATGTGTCCAACGGCTCGTTGCGCTTGCCTTTTTTCAGCTCCCAGCGGTTCTTGCGCGGGTTGTAGGTCTCGGCCACCAGGCCATCGAAATAACTCTCCTCCAGGTGCTGGCTGAAATGCACTTTTCTCTCGCTCGGGTCCTTGTCACTGTCACCGTTGAGCCGGTTGTAGAGCAGGTGTTTTGCCGTATCGGCACCAACGAGGTAGAGCGCGACGCCCTTCTTGATGGTCTGCCCGCGCCAGTTCACATCCTGCTGGCTTGGCCTGCCGAGTATCGCGCGCCCGTAGGTGCTGGCGCCCTTGCAGGCGATGACGCGCATGAGCCCGTTGCGCGAGGCGCTGCGCACGAAGTTGTAGACCATGTGCGTGTGNTGGCCGCCNGTATCGATGGCGGTAGCCTCGATGCGCAGCTGGCGCCCGTAGTGGTTTGGAAACACCGCCGCCTTGAGATATTCCTCCAGTGCCAGCCAGAGCGATTCATCCGCCGGGTTGCCGGGCAAAACGTGGTAATCGATGGGCCAGGTCTTGTCGTGCATGCCGTGGCCGGTGATCTGCACTTCCAGCCGGTCGTCCTGCGTATCGATGCCGGCCGTCAGCACAAGGCAGCCGACCGGGATGGTGCGCAGCGGGTAGGGTTCTGCCCGCGCCTGCAGCATGTTCAGTTTGATGTCGTGCG